AGAGGCATATAACAATTACCCAACTGATAATTTAGTTGCAACATACACAAATGTAACATCAGGATCACCTTCCATAAACGTAACAGGATTAAGTTGTGGTTGGTATTGGTTACAAATAACAGATGCTAATGGATGTATGTTAAATGTTGGACAAGTAGAGGTAACATGTGCGGCAACAATGATACTTGTTGAGCTACGTTCGGGTGGTACAGGTGATAATAATACCGCATTTAGTGCATGTTATAATTCATTCAACGGAGCTTTAAATGATGTAACCATATACACATCGACAGGAACATTTGAAGACAATTTACCCGCATATACTGATAGTTCGGGTACCACACTTTATTTAGGTTCGGGATCTTACACTAATGGTTATGTTTATGGTAGAATAATGAGTGGTTATATAGTAATTGACGGATATTGCACCGGCGGATTCCAATAATAATTCAACCATAGGGATTACCTTTTATGGAAATTGTTAATCTATTATTTGTAGTTTATTTATGGTATTTTATTAGTTATATTTTAGTAAAAAATATCTAAAGATATTTACTAGTGTATGGCAACCTACTTTGGAACTTTAACTGGATTCACTTTACCTTATACGAATATTTCGTCTGACACCCTACCCGGTGGAGGACAGTCGTATTTGAACGATTTGGAATATGTGTCAGGAGTTAAGGCCAGACCAACAGGAACAACCCCATCAATATCATTTATCGCTATAGGTTCAAGTAGATTATCAGAGTTAAAAAAATATGGTACTACTGGATATACCCAAACATTACAATATGGAACAATTAGTGGGGTAACATATACAGGATATACTATTGATGGACTATCGTATAGAGATATGGCGAATGGATTTACCCAAATTACAGGTCAAACCGCAAACTACTACTCATCGTTACCTTCAGGATATACAACGGGAGATGCAACCAATTTCGCAACAGAATATGTAATTAATAAAGTTCTAACAAGAAACGAACATTTTCTTGGATTTATTGAACAACCAAGGGTTTATTCTGACGTTTTTGTTGAGAGGGGTAAACAGGGAGTAATGGAAATGAACTTTAGATTAGGTGAAATTGATAACATGGGTGAGTTAAGCGTCTATGGAAATGGATTTTTTAATGTTAAAAAACAATAAGATTTATATTTATTAATAAAATAATATGGCAGTTGGAAGTTATGGTATAGTTAGACCGGCGGACGTTTCTCCCTCAGATGTGGATATTTTCTATCATTTCACGTCGGGTAGGACCGCAACCGCACCGGTTACATTAAAAAAATTAGTATCTGAAAAGGTTTTAACACCGGTTTTTCATAACGCAAATACTACAAATGATTCAAGTGCACCCAATAATGAAATATTAGGTGGCTTGTATAATTTAAAACTTGAGGCAAGTGATTTCTCGAAATTGGGAATTTATACACTACACATTAGACCAAAACAAATTAGAACAACTATTGCGGATTGTGGTGTGTTAGCATCATTACCATCAGTAAGAGGATTGGTTATTAATACTTCAAATGTTCCTACCGCAGATAGAGGTAAATTTACACCACAAGGATTGGTTGGATATAGAGTTGAATACGTAAACGCATCTGATAATAAAACAAAAATACCTAACTTTTATAGAATGGTAACATCTTCGTTTTATTGTACACTTGTAACATCGAATTTAAGTAACTCATCTGATAAGGCGGTTAGATACCAATACACAGATCAAGCAACATCATTTATATTTGTAACAGTGACACCATCATCTGCACCATCAAGTAGACCAAACGTTATTCCGTTTATTGGTGATCCAGGACAAAAGATTATATTAACAAACACATTCTTTAATCCAACAACTGTTGAAGTTGAAATGGTAGAACATGATGCGTCTACATTGGCACACGCACTTTATGGTGACCAAACTAAGGCGATTACTCCGGGTATTTACACAATCTACGATAACAATAAAAATATCTATAAACAATACAACCTATACGAAGTTAAGGACGAATTTAATGAAACACTATATGAGGTTCGTGAGGAAAGAGAAAGTATTGACGAAACGTTAAATTTAGGTAATATTACAGAATAATGGCAGTAACAAGATACAAAGTTCCGAGTCAAGCTGCGTCAGGTGCGGAAACGTTTAGTGACAATTTAGTTGGTAGACAAACTACCGATGGTAGCAGTCAATTGACTAATACGAACTTTGCCATTGATAAAGTTATTCCCGAAAAAGATAGTAGAGATTTTAAAACCATACCATTTTCTGAATATATTACTTTAGATACATTAAAAGAGGAAAAAGATGCACCGACAACACAAAGTGGCAATGCAAAGAAAGAGAAAATAAAATTTAAATCAAATTTGGATGACTCAAGTAAATCATTATTTGGTTCTTTAAAACAAAGATTGTCGGTATCAGTTTCCAAAATTATAAATAAATTTCCCGCAGCAATATTAGTTGATGAAAATTCATTATATAATCTTACCGATTATACTGCATATCAATCGACATATAATCCAATTACCAATACTACACAATTTTACACACCATCCTCTATATTTTTTAATCCATTTGATATATTAATAACAAAACCAAAAAGTAATACTACACCCTCAACGGATAATATTATTAGAAGTTTTTATTCATCTTACGTAAAATATGCAATTGATTTTAGTGGTAGCACATACAATATTGTTGGTTATACGGAAACCAATTCAGACGGTAACGTAAGACTTGGGGTTGAGGGAAATATTTTTAGTGGTACAACAGGAACCACAACAAGTTTTCTCATTAGACCAAACGATGCAATTACTGAAGAGTTCTATACTAATTTAGATGAGTTAGAAGATACATTAGTTAATAGAGAAACAACACCAAAGTATACCGCAACATTCAAAGTACCTAGAGATAGTTTTGACCAAACATCCACAAATATTGTAAACGTGGACATCAGTTGGCCTGTCTCAAAAGATAATTGGAACATTCAAATAGTTGGTGTAAACTTTAATGATTACATTGAAAAATTAAGTAGCTTAGGTGAAGAAATAGATGGTTACAAATCAAATTTAATTGTGAGATTTTTAACTGCACCACAATTATTTGAATTTGATAGTGAGGATAAAAAAGCTGAATCAATATTTCAATTATATGGTCAAAATTTTGATAAGGTAAAAAAATATATAGATAACATTGCTTACATGAGAAATGTAAGTTATGATAGTATAAACAACGTACCTGATTTATTATTAAAGAATTTATCACAGACATTAGGTTTATCAACCGTTAATTTGTTTGATGAAAAATCATTACAAGATACATTATATTCAAGACAACAAGCGGAATACCTTGGTTTATCTTTGGGTAAAACTTTGGTTGAAGCTGAATATGAATTTTATAGAAGAATCTTAACAAACTTAGCTCAATTATATAAATCAAAAGGAACACGTTCTGCTATACAATTCTTTTTAAAATTTTTAGGAGCACCTGAACCATTAATAAAAATTGATGAATATGTTTATGATGTAACAGGATTACCACAACAAGATTTTGAAGATGATATCGATGAGGTAATTAGAGGAACTAAAATAAATAATATTATCACAGGTTTCACAACAAGTGGAATTACATATAATATTGCTGGAGGAGGCACAAAAACTGGTTACACTTTTGCAACAGGAATTACGACTGGCACAACAAGATTAAGTCGAGAAGAATATCCAATAGATTCAAATGGACTACCAAGAAAAGTAAAAAACTTAAACTCTGATATATATTTCCAAAAAGGATCAGGTTGGTATGATTTAACATTGGACCACAGGTCTTCAAACATTATTAATACTGAATTGTCAGTTTTAACTGGTAATACAAAAATAATTAAAACCAAACCAAAAGATTATACATATGGTGAAGATTATTTTGATAGTTTTAGAACGTTAGATGGTTTGGATTATGGCTTCAATTTAGAAACAAGAATAGACAATTTAAAAGGAAGTGTAGTTTTAAATGAGAATGAATCAAAATTAACATTAAATAGAAAAAATATAAATGTTCATCTATCCCCATCACAAGGTATTAATTTTGATGTTTATAGACAATCAAGAGATTTATCATTGACTTTTGGTGGAAAACTACAACCACAAATAGAATTAACATTCGCAGAATATTTGGATGACGTGTTAAATCAATTAATTACTGAATCTCATATTTCAAAATACAACAAATCATATTTTACACTAGAAAAAGTGTTCAATGATTATATAACAAATACGAATTTTATACCATACAATTTTGCTTCAGTTAATGAATTTATTAATAAGATGAGTCCATATTGGGTACAGGTTATTGAACAATTCATACCCGCAACAACTTTATGGTTGGGAGGTAATTTAGTCGGTAATAATATTTTTAACCGATGTAAATACGCTCATTTGAATCCAAGATATGGTGTATTTACATCAGGGTCTTATAGTAGTGATTTATATAATTGTCTTGTAATTGCACCAACACCGACACCAACATCAACTAGTACACCAACACCTACACCAACCCCAACACCTACAACTAGTCCAACTAGTACACCAACACCGACAGCAACGCCAACACCTACAACTAGTCCAACTAGTACACCAACACCGACAGCAACAGTGGTACCACCTACCGCTACTCCAACACCAACGCCAACACTGGTACCACCTACCGCTACTCCAACACCAACGGCAACACTGGTACCACCTACCGCAACCCCAACACCAACATTAACAGTAACCCCTACTCCAACACCAAATGGTTTAAGTTTAGAGTTACGTGTATTAGATATTGCAAATATACCTCAGACAACAACAATGTTTTACAATATTAATAGTGGTAGTAATATAAACATACCTGGTGGAACATCAGTTACTTTCCCAATCACTTGTACACTTCTTTATACATTTACAGGTTTGACTACAGGTGATGTTATATTATTTGGAACATATTTTGCTTGTGCTATAGAAGGTGCTGGAGGAACAGGTTGTCCTGGTTACGTTGGAAGTATGACCACATATTCATACGTTGTAGATGCACCGGCAGTTCAAACTCTTTCATTAACAATAGACACACAAACAATACCCTATTAATTATGGCGACTAACGTAGTAGATTTTAAAATAAAGGTAGTAGGAAACGCCGATTGTTATACGGCCGAATAATTAACATAAAAAAAATAATAAAATATTTATAAAATATGAGTTTCTTAAATACAAATTTTTCAGCAACAGTAGGTGCAAGGTTAACACAGAAAGGTAGAGATGCCATTTCAAAAGGTAATTTTGTAATAAGTTATTTTGCTGTAGGTGATTCAGAATACAATTATAGTGGAATAACGACTCAAAGCGTATATGCACCATTTGACAAAGACGTCAATGTAAAATATCCATTGTGGTATACAAATAGTGGGTCAACATTATATGGTGTTCCGGTACAATCTTCATTTTTACAACCATGTAGAAATGTGATGGACCCAGATAGTGGGTGGACGGTAAATGTTGTATGGGACCAAAAACCAATTGGTTTACCAACAAACTCAAGAGCTTTAACTGGTTATACTAGTAATGTACACACAGGAACTAAAGAATTCTTAGGTTACAACTCTTCATTAGGTCAAACACAAAATACAGGAACAACTATCGTTAACACAATGAACGAAATTGTGACGATAACTCCCGAAGAACAAAAATGTATTGCACTATTACACTACACACAAAGTGGTATTACTGCTGATCCATATAGATTTTTTAAATACGACGATTATATAAGTACACAAATCACAGGAAACACCTCACCAAATCCAAATTCATTATCAGATAAAGATTATTTTAAGGTAACAATACCAACATTAATGTATCATAGAAACCACTCATCAAGTGCAGGAGCAACATTCTACATGAGCGGAACAACTAAACAGATGGTATCGAATTATCATTCAAGATTTACAATTGATTACAGAGACTTAGTTGATGGTACAGGAACAACAGCAAATAGAGTGGGAAAGATATTTTATAATCACAAAACAATAGTATTCGATGATGAAGAAATTGTTGCGGCTTTAGATGTTAACTCAAAAAGAAATTATACATTAACAGCACCAAAAGTAAATGCGGTAGTAACTAATAGTCCATTAACGGATTTGACAACAGGTAAAACAATATATGTTACATATATGGTATCAAATGGAACAGGTTCCACCTTAAATGGTTTACCATGTAATTACTTTATGAAAGTTACTGGACAAACAATACCACATAGTATTGCGGTTAAATTTAATAGTAATGATTTTACAAATTTAAATAACGGATACACAGCAAATAAATTTCATATTTTAGCACAAATAGTAAATAATGGTACTAAACCTAATCCTGAATCTTGGAAATTAATGGATTATACTACAGATAATGGAACATCATTTACTAGTCATTTATCAACAGGTTATACATATACAATTACCCAAGCAGCTTATAATACAGCAATTAACTTTGTATTATCAGATTATGTAACAGGTACGGATTACACATCAACTAGTGTTACACCATATTTTGGTAACCAAAGAACATTTCCAGGTAATGTAAGTGTCGTGAGATCAACTGATATAGCTGAAATGGTATTTAATGCCAATTTACCAACAGGTAAATTTGTAACATCACAAAACCCAACTAAGGTGGGTAACCCAAGAATTACAGAAGTTGCTTTATTAAATTCAAATAAAGAATCTTTGGCCTTTGGTAAATTAGTTACACCACTAGAAAGAACGGGTTCACAAGTTATTCAAGTAAAAATAGATTTCTAAGCTTTACATTTTGTCATTTTTAAATTAACTTTTAATATGAGTATAGACGTAAAATTTAAAAACAAACCTAAAATTCTTGGTTTAGATATAAGTACAAAAACCATTGGGTTTGCGTTGTTCGATATATCGGGTTCTAAGTTATTGGAGTTAACACACTTTTCACCAAAAATTAAACCACTACCAGAAGATAAGATTGAGGAATTAATTAAAAAAGCGGATACTTTCAAAAAACATTTGGAGGGTTATAAAGATATGGGTATCACCCGTGTTATTATCGAGGAACCATTATTACAATCAAATAACGTTTATACAATTGGAACTTTGTTACGATACAATACTTTAATTTTAAAGAATTGTTACGACGTGTTAGGAGTATTACCAACATTTATTTCAACATATAATTCAAGAAAATTTGCATTCCCCGATTTAGTTGGACCAAATGATAAAGGTCGTAATGTTTTATTTGGAGGATACCCAAAAGATATTGATAAGAAACATGTAATTTGGGAACACGTTAATGATGTGTGTCCGGATATAAATTGGTTATATGGTACTAATGGTAATTTGAAAAAAGAAAATTATGATATGGCGGATGCTGCATGTTGTGTGATTGGTTATGTTAATATGAACAAATTAGAAAAATCCGGCAACTAAAATTTTTATTTACGGATAGTTTAGGTTATATTTATAAAGATAGACGGGAAGTGTAGAAATACACTTTTGGTTGGTTTCCCTCGGAGGTGGTGTCTTCGGGGGATTTTTTTTTATCAGTTATTTTACATATATTTGTGAGTATGACCGAAAATGAAGTAGATTATTCCGCTGTTGTTGAAATCCTCGAAGATATTTTGGGGGATTACAAATCACATAGTGACTATAAAGGTCAAATATCATTTGACTGCCCAACTTGTTCATATGACATTAAAAGTTTGGATAAGGGGGATGGTAAAGGTAACTTAGAGGTAAACTACAAATATGGGGTATATAAGTGTTGGGTTTGTTCCGAAACACATGAAACTCACGGGTCAATATATAAGTTAATTAAGAAATTGGGAACACCCAAACAACTTAAAAAATATCTTTTATTAAAACCAGAAGATGACGAGGAAAATAATAAGAGGGTCTATAAGCCAGTAAAACTACCTAAGGAATTTGTTGCATTTAAAGATGCCAGCAATGGACTTAAAATGACACCACAATATCGACAAGCTTTTCAATACATTAAAAAAAGAAACATCACCGATATGATGTTACAAATGTATAGTATTGGATTTTGTTATAATGGTGAGTATGAAAATAGAATCATTATACCATCATATGATTTAAATCATAACATAAATTATTTTGTAGCACGTTCATACTTGTACAACCCTAGAATGAAATATAAGAATCCTGAAGCACAAAAAGAAATACTCATCTTCAATGAATACTTAGTTAATTGGGATGAAACAATTTATTTGGTTGAGGGTGCGTTCGATAGTATATTCATACCAAACTCAATACCTATGTTGGGTAAGTTTATGAGTGAATATTTGTTTAGTGTTTTATATGAGAAAGCAAAAAAAATAGTAATAGTGTTGGACCCAGATGCGTGGGCAGATGCTGAAAAGTTATATCACAAACTTAATTGTGGTAAATTAATGGGAAAGGTTTGGATTGTAAAATTAGAGGGGGATAAGGACATTGCCGATTTACAAGGAGACCTTACCGATTATAAATTAAAACAACTTGATTAATATGAATTTAAACGATATCTCATTAGAGATTAAGGATTTATTAGAACAAAGAAGAAAAGAAATTGAATTAACTTTTATTGAGGAAGAACACATCTATTTTATGAAAGATGTGGATGGAGTGGTGAAGAAAAATTTCCCGTCAGTATCTAAGATTATAAAGAAATTTCATAAAGCGTTTGATGCTGAAGGTATGGCATTAAAAATGTCTAAAGGTGACCCTGAGGGGCAAGCAGAATTGCTTGCGGAATGGAAACGAGCAGGTGACCTATCAACCAATATGGGTAGTCGTGTTCACTTTGAATTAGAAAGTGATACGATTTCTCGATTCGGGAATTACAAATCAGTTAGAGAACCGGTCTTTAACATTAATGAGGAACAACAACGTAAGAGTGATAATATGATAATTGCTGGAAAACAATTCCTTGATTTAATGTTAGAACGAGGTGGAGTATTATTGGATACTGAGATTGTATTAGGTGACCCTGAAGAACAATACACTGGTCAACCAGATAAAGTGTGGTTAATGATGAACAAAGAGAAAACCAACTTTGGATTCGTTACCACAGATTGGAAAACAAACCAACCAAAGAACTTTGAGGTTCAACATTATACGGGTAAATTATATCCACCATTTAACAATTACCATGATAATGCATTAGGTCATTATTTCTTACAATTACCATTATATGGTAGGTTATTATTAAAAATGTTAAAGGGTACCAAGTTTGAAGATACAAAAATATTGGGAAATGTTATTGTTTTATTAAAAGAAGATGGTACATTTAACGAATATAAAGTTCCACCGCAAATCAATAATGCAATTTTAACGATGGACTTATCAAATTATATTAAAAGATGGTAAAAAAAATTATACATATTGCAAACTTACACATTCGTACAATTCAAATGCACGATTTGTATAAAGAACAATTTGAAAAGTTAGTTAATGAGATTAATGAATTACAAATTGAATGGAATCAAGAGGGAATCACATCTGATAATATTAGAATAGTTGTTGCAGGGGATATCGCTCACCAAAAGATAAACATATCTAACGAACAATTAATGTTAACAAGTTGGTTTATTAAAGAACTATCTTACTTAGGTAATGTTGTAATCATACCCGGTAATCACGATTTCTTAGAGAACAATACACAAAGATTAGATAGTATTAGTCCCGTTGTAGAATTATTAGACAACCAACACATTTCCTATTATAAAGATAGTGGTGATTATATTGATGAAAACATTCAATGGGTTGTTTATTCTTTATATCAACACAACGCACGTCCTGAATTTACTAAAGATGAAACTAAATTGACGATTGGATTATTCCACGGACCAATTATGGGATTATCAACAGACTTAGGTTTTGAATTTGAAGATGCATACGATAGACTAAATTTTAATGATTTAGATTTACTACTATGTGGAGACATTCACAAAAGACAACAATTCACATTACCAAACGGAGGGAAAGCGATTATGGTTGGTAGTCTTATACAACAGAACTTTGGTGAAACGGTTAAACATCATGGGTATGGAATATATGATGTACAAACAGATGAATATACATTTCACGATTTGGAAAATGAGAAACCATTTCTACACTTTAGAATAAACGACATCAAAGACATTGAAAATGAAACCGAAGAGCACGTTAATCTTGGATAATGAGTTTATTCAATATTGTGAATTAAACAATATAAAAGACATTAATAAAATTGCACAGGAAACCTTCAATAGAGGGTTTTCTTTATTGAAGTATGGTGAAACACCAATGGGAGGTTCAATTATCCAAGAAGTAATTGTTGAGAAAGAAGTAATTGTTGATAGAGAAATTAGGGTACCATACGAAGTCATTAAGGAAGTGAGAGTTGAGGTTCCCGTAGAAATTATTAAAGAAGTCACACTCCAAGGTGAGACTATTGTTAATGAAGTAGTTAAAGAAATAATTGATACACAAGAAGTCGATAGATTAACAATTGAAAACAATAGACTAAAAGAAGAACTCAATAAAATAACAACATCATTAGAAAGTTTAAATAAAAATAGACAAATTAAAAATACCGAGAATAAATCATTATATGACGAATAATTTTGTTTTATGAATTTATTTTGTTATATTTTTTAAATAAATAAAATATTATGGCACTATTAGTTTTTTGGGTATTAGCGGCATACGGGATGACATCGATTCTCGTATGGGGTAAAATTTTTGACAATCAAAGAGATTGGATAAAGAAACATTCTAAATTTTTCGGTGACTTAATTAGTTGTACACTTTGTACCTCTACTTGGGTTGGATTTTTTATGTCTCTTGTTTTGGGTGGATTAACAAATCATTATTTTGAAAGTCCGTGGTTATTCTATGTATTTTTTGATGGAATGTTTACTGCAGGATCAGTTTGGGCAATTAATGCCATAATCGAGTTTTTTGAAGAAAATAGAATTAAATAATAAAAAATAATATGGGAAATTTCATATACGAAAGAATTGAAAACGGAGTAAAAAAAGATAAGTATAATGACTTAAAAATGAGAGAGACGTGGATTAAATTCGCGGAAGAAGTTTTAGGTAAAAAATTTATACATGGAACCGAAAAGGGTATTGATAATTTATTTGAAGATGGTACTTATGGTGCGGAAGGAGAAAATGCATTATGGAGCGGAGATAGATGGGTGAGCAACCAAAGGGATAGATTTGGATTGGGCATCAACACACTCAATATGCCAAATAGAAAATGGTTTTATTTTGGATTAGGTGAATTGTCTGAAAAGAACACATTTCAATATCGTATTATTTCACATGTGGGATTTGAAAAAAATATTTATTATAGGTTCAACGCAGAAATGGACCAATTAATTGTTGTATATAGCGATACGATTAGAGATTTTACTAAAATTAAATTTGCATTTGATCGTAAAGTTAATAACTCATATGAAGCTGAGGATTGGATATGTATACCACAAGAGTTTTGTTTCACTTATAACAAACAACGAGATGGTAAATGGGTTTTAAATGGACCATATTGTGGTTTAACTGAGGAAGAAAAGAGACAAAGAGTTGCAGAAGTTGCAAATAAAATTTTTAGTAAATAATGAATCCATTCATAAAAGTAACGTGGGAAGACGTACCAGAGAATTTCACCCCTGAGAAAATCAGAAGGGTGAAATCTTATTTTCAGGAGAAGTATAAATCAAAAAATATTTCAGTAATTACAAAGAATCTATTAAACGTTAATAGAACACGTTTAGAATCTTTAGAGGTTAGTGACAATATACTTGACCACCAGCACCAAAAAAACTTAATGAAGGATTTTATTAAGGATAATAGTATTGATATTAAATGGGAATTGGTTGACAGATTAGATAATAGAGTAAATTCACAAATAGATAAGTTAAATGAAAACAAAGTCAGATACAACAAATGGTTTATTAAAAGAATTGAGTTTTCTAATTTTTTATCTTTCGGTGATAACAATATTATTAACTTTGTCGATCTCGAAGGTATTACAGTAATTGAATCTACACCTAAAAACTTTGGGGGTAAATCAACATCATCAGTTGACCTTTTAATGTTTTTATTTTTTAATGCAACAACAAAGACAAAAACTAATGCTGAAATCTTTAATAGATTTACAGATAAGAATGATGTTAGTGTTCGTGGTGAGATTAGTATCGATGGAGATGACTATGTAATTGAGAGAAAGACTTCTCGTAAAATGAGTAAGTCGGGAGAATATACGATTAAAAATGAATTAGAATTCTACAAGAGAAAAGAAGACGGAACGATTGAAAACTTATCTGGTGAACAACGTAGAGAAACAGAGGCGTTCATTTCTTCAGCAATCGGTACGGAGGAGGATTTTCTTTCTACGATTCTAACAACCGGTTATAATCTTGAAGAGTTAATTGAGTCTAAACCAACGGCTCGTGGACAAATCCTAACAAAATTTATGGGATTGGAGAGTCTTAAACTTAAAGAAGAATTAGCTAAGGAGATTTATAATGATTGGAGTAAAAAATTAATTTCTAACACGTATAACATTACCCAATTAGAAATTGATAACGGAACGTATAATAATAGTATAACTAATTCTGAAGAACAGCTAATCACTTTAGCTAATCAATTGGATGAATATAGTAAAACACTTAAACGTTTAGAAGGTGAAAGAGACGGGGCATTATCTTCAAGAAACAATGATGTTGACAGAGAATTAATTAATACCAACCCAACTTTACTTGAAAGAGAAATAGTTGATTTAAATAAATTAAAAACAGCAAGTCAAACTAATGCCGATAACGTCAATGTAGTTGAACCTTCAAAATATTACCATGAAGACGAACACAAAGAATTAAGAGGTGAGATGGCTAATCTTCAAGGAATTGATGTTGTATGCAAACACGAAAAAAGTGACAGAGAAAAACTTATAAAGAAATTTGAAGAAGGAACAGTTTGTCCAACTTGTAATAGATCATTAGATGAGGTTGACCATACTGAAGAAATTGAAAAGATTAAAAAAGAAATTGAGGACATCATTAAAGAGATGGAACTAAATCAGATTCAATTTGATTTATTAAAAGAACAATCGGAACGATTTGATACGCTAAGAACCGAATTTGATACTTACGAAAGAAACAAACTTCGTAAAGAGAGATATGAATTGGAGGTCGAACAAAAACAACTTGAGATTGACGCCAAACAATTACGTTTGGATAGATATGACGATAATAAAAAGAAGTTAGAGGATAACCAAAGAATTGATTCATTAGTTACCGCTTTAAGGACTCAAATTGAAACAGCAAATGCCGATATTCGTGTTACGGGTACAAATATTGAAAAACACAAAAACAATATTACCAACATGAACGATAAAATTGGTGTTAATAACGATTTGATTAATAAGATTAAATCAGAACAAGAATTACTTGCGGTATTTAAAATTTACTTAACAATCTATGGTAAAAATGGTATCTCTAAAGTAATCATGAAAAACATGATTCCGTTGATTAACCAAGAATTATATAGGTTACTTGTTGATAGTTGTCATTTCATATTAGAATTGAATGTAACCGATAAGAATGAGGTTGAATTTATTATGATAGATACTGAGACTCGTGTCGCTAAACCCCTTAATTCGGGTTCTGGTTACGAAAGAACGATATCCTCATTAGCGTTACGTAGTGTCTTAACCAAAATATCATCACTACCAAAGCCTAACATCGTTGTAATGGATGAAGTCTTTGGTAAAATTGCAGATGAAAACCTTGAAATGGTTGGTGAATTTTTTAAGAAAATTAAAAGTTATTTTGACCATATATTAGTAATATCACATAATTCTTTAATCCGTAACTGGTCGGATAACATTATTATGATTAAAAAAGAGGAGAACGTATCCTCAATAGATTTTATTACAACTAAGATTTCTTAACGAATGTGGCTTGAAACAATTTTCAGGCCGCGTTCAATTACACTTAATGTGTTCTCACAATCGACAAGTGCGTCATGAGATTTTCCTAATAACACGGCTTTTTCCATTGGGTCTGAAAAAAATCCATCAATTAGGTTTGCCATTCCTGATGATTTTTCACCTCTTTTATTTGCAGGAAATTTATCATATACAGATTTAAAGTGGTCATTTTCAGTTGATAATGATTCTAACGCTGGAAAGAATACTCTTTTAAAGAAATCAATCGTATCAAATACCTCCCTATTCTTAGTTTTAAAAATTTCATGAACTTGAATCATGTTCAAATCAAATGGTGCATTGTGTGCCATTAGAACAACATTACTATGTTTATCCAAAAATGAATCAAACCTTTCTAAGGACTCTCTCTCATCTTCAAAATCATCTGAATTAGCTAAATCATAATGATTATATTTTAACACCGCCTTTACATTAGCACCATATAATTGTGTTTTAAATTCGGGACTATCCTTATCGTCAGGAACATCTTCCGACTTATCAAGAATATCTTTAATATAGTCGTTAAGTTTAATTTTTTCATGAAACCTATTAATCTCAACAAATTTAAGTTGTCTTAAATCAAATTTAGCAGCAATTGCGGCTAGTTGAGTAATTTGGTCGGTTCTATCACGATTATTTAAACCCGTAGTTTCGGTATCAAACATAATAAACGTAGAATCTTTACGTTGTAAAAACCATCTTAGTAAATTTGTACTAGGTATTTCCAAATTACCTTCTTTAATAATATCTGTCATTTTAATCATGTTAATAAATATCTTTGATTATTTGTTTTTTATTTCAGACATTTTTACATATATTTGTACTATAACAAAATATATAATATATGACACCAAAAGATTATCAAGGTTTCGGTCTATATGCTAAAGACCATGGAGTGAGTTCATTAGACTTACATCGTTACAATCAACAAGTTGAAAACAGCTTAACTCCATATATTTTGGAAGAAAGACAAATGAATGTTACAATTATGGACGTATTTTCACGTTTAATGATGGAACGTATTATTTGGGTTGCTGGTGAAGTGAATGATCACATGTCAACAATTGTACAGGCACAATTGATGTTTTTGGATAGTTTGGATAACTTGGATATTACTATGCACATCGATAGTCCTGGCGGAAGCGTTAAGTCGGGGTTATCTATGGTGGACGTTATGGATTATATCAATTCAGATATTCGTACCATTAACACGGGTATGGCGGCGTCTATGGGTTCAGTCCTACTTGGGGCAGGAACTAAAGGTAAACGTGGTTCCTTGAGGTTCTCACGTACCATGTTACACCAATCCTCAGGAGGGGCAGGTGGAAATATTCAAGACGCTCGTATCACATTCCAAGAGTGGGAAAAGGTTAACGATACCTTATTTGAGTTATTGGGTGGTTATTGTGGAAAGTCCGCAGAACAGGTCAAATCTGACGCGTCCCGAGACTTATGGTTAGGGGCGGACGAAGCACTATCCTACGGAATTATCGATGAAATCGTGAAGAAGAAGAAATAACATTAAAAGGGGACGAAAGTCCCCTTTCTTCATATTTATAATAAAACATATAATATGAAGATTGATAAAACAAACGTCCTATTAGTTTTGATTGCTTGTTTAGCCGCTTATACCATATTTCAAAATCAAGGTATAAAAACTGACGTTAAGGAATATAATGCTAAAATCGAATCCCTACAAAAAGAGATAGATTCTGTTTATATTGCTAATAAAGAAATAGACAATCAAATCGAAAAGGTCGATAATCACATTGTTAATGTTGATAAAGAAATCGACAATGTAACAAAAAACATAACTATTATTAAAAACAACACAGATGAAAAAGTTAATTCTATTACCACTATTGGTAATGTTGAGCTTGAGCAGTTATTCGCAAACAGATACAACTAAAGTTATAGTACTGGATACTACTAAAGTTATCTTACCAACAAAAGTTGCTAGATTGGCTTTTCAAGACTTACTTCGTTATGATGGAGCAAAATTGGAAATTGTTGAATTAAATAATGTTATTGTTTTAAAGGATCAACAAATTAATTTATTCAAACAAAAAGACACACTTAAAGATCAA